ATCCATGTTTCCCAGCCGTCTCAAATCGGGAGCAAAGATATGTGATTTGTCCGATACTTTCGGCTAGACGTTAAAATATTTTCGTACGGAGAAAACCTTGTCTCTGTCTTCGAGCCGCGCGTGCGCAAGTTCCGCGCATACGCGGACTTCCTGCTCCTGCTCGACGTAGTTGTGCAGGACGCCCCACTCGTCGGACCAGACCATGTTAAGGACGGCGAAGAAAGCCCAACGGTTGAACTCTCCCTCATCCTCGTAAGTCATGCCAAGGGCCTGAACAGCTCGGAATGCGGCGTCCGGATCTGACCAGTGCGGACCTTTGGATCCGTCGAAGTTCACGAACTTGCGGACGATGCAGTCAGCCTCATCTTCCGACAGGTAGTTCTGGAACTTGACCATGTCCTCGCACTCGTCGGCGATGATGTTGAGCCTTTCGCTGTCCATCTCCCCGACCATTTTCAGGATGATGGCCTGTCCCGCTTCCGTGTCTATCCTCTCACGGAGAATAGATATGAACCTTGTTGCTATATCGTTCATGTCGTAGTAGTGTTTGTTTTGACGCATTGCGGACACGCGCCGAACTTCGGCACGGGCATGTACCGGATGGTCTTGACCGCCGGAGCCTGCGGCTTCAGTTCGTCAGTCCGTTGTTGCGTCTGTTGTTTATTCTTTGCCATAGCTTGTCGTATAGTTTTGCGGCCTTAAAGAGAACGAGGCCGAACCAGTCCGAGATGTACGCCAGCATGATTGCTGCCCCGAAAGCGGTTACTGCGTTGACCCCTTCAAAGAGAAGCACGCAGATGACCGCCCAGAACACGGAGCATCGTGAGCATCCGGCGATTTCCCGCGCCGTTTCGGCCACTTTCTCCACTAGGCCGAGGTGATGCGCCAGGGCGACCGAGAAAGCCGCCAGCAGCGCTGTTGCGACCCAGTCCATGACGCTATGCGACCGCAAGCGCGAGAGGCGTCTCCGAAACGAACACGCGGCCGCATACCTTGCAAGGTTGTGCGGATATTGCGTTTGTCGTTGTTCCGGCGGTGACCGACACGGATGTCGGCGCTGCTGCCGATGCGAAAGGGATGGTGAAGTTCTGGTTCACCGGCTCCGTCTTCGCGCAGCAGTTTGTTCCGCACGGGTCGTAGGTGATAAGCCCCTGGACGTTGATTGTCGCGACGTACTGCCCTGTTCCGACGGCGGAAATTCCCACGACGGAGAATTTCGGCGCGAATACGGGCGGCGTGGCGGCACAGCACGGAGCGCACAGCGACTTCGTGAGGTTGGCCATGAAGTAGTAAGGCGATGCAGCCGAACCTGCTGCAAGGGTCGTAGTTATGGTTGCGTTCTTTGCCATGGTGTTATTCTTTTACTTGGTTACCGGAAAATGGAGTGTCCGTCCCGTCCGGTGCGGTTGACGGCAGTATCGCCGATTTCAGTTCGGCGATGCTCTCAAGCAGAGCTGCTATGTCCTTTGAGATTTCCACGATATTGTTATTCGTGACCTCAAGGCCGTAGAGTATCTGCTCGAAAATGTTTTTAGGTCCGTCGCTCATTTCAGGAATTGTGTTATGAGCAGGTTATGGCCGAACCTTCTGACAGCCTCCGTGATTTTCGTGGCGGAGACCAGCACGCCTTTGCCGTATTGCGCCGCCGTGAAGTCGTGGAGAGCCTTCTCCAGCTCCCTGACCTCCTGCTCGCTGTCAGCGTAGACGTAGAATTGTGCCTTGTAGGGTTTCATCAGATGTCAGGTATTGGAGGGGCAGACGGAGGTGTTGCCGCCGTAGCGCCACCCCTCATTCCCCTTATCAACTGGTAGCCCTGCATCAGCTCGTCCTTGTGTTCCTGGACCCATCCGAAGATGTCTTCCGCACCCTGCTTTATCATGCCGAACGTCGTCGGCCTTTCAGGGTCGATGTCAGGAAGCGCCATGTCTCCGGCGATGAAGTCGTACAGCTCCGTGGCCGTCTTCACGTCATTGTCGCAGGCAGCCAAACAAGTCAGCTTGAGCGACAACTTGGAAGTCGGACGGAGCACCGACAGGTCGATGCGTGGTTTACTGAAGAACTGGGCCATAACCTCTCGTGTTAATTACCGCAAGAGCATGTGTCGCATCCGCACGGCTGCGGAGCGGAGTACCTCTGCACGCGCAGGAAGCTCTCCTGACCGATTGCGCTGTTGAGCGGGTTGCTGTTGTTGTTCAATGCTGCGGCCAATGCGAGGGCATCAGCCACGGCGTTTGAGACGCTGGTGGATGCAGCGACAGGCGTGTTGCTCACGTCCACATAGTTGCGGATGCTAGGCGCGTTCGCAGCCTGCCAAGCCTCGCGTGACGCGCGCTCGTTGGCGACGTGTCCGTTGAGTGCGGCCAATGCTGTGGCGACGCCTGCAAGTCCTTGATTGGTTCCTGCCGCTCTGGCCTCCGAAGCCTTGTTCAGCCCCCAAAGTCCGGCGATTGCAAAGAGCAATGCGCCTCCGCCAAGTCCGGCAGCCAAGCCGATGCCTGTTGCGGCCATTCCCTTTGACCCTCTGTGGCGACAATCGTCTCTCCTGTCAAGGATATAAGGTAACATGTTATCGTCCATGATTCGATAGTTTTAATGTTATCCGCCTCTTCTGCCTTCGGCGGTCTTGGCACGTGTACATCGTGCTGCAAACATATTACTATCTTCGTTGATATTCAGGCAATTAGCTCCGTGTTTAGTGTCTATTGCTTCCGCGTTGTTTCCTTATTTATGCAAGCCACTTCCGAGACAGCCGCTCGCAGACAAGACGGAGACCCGCCGAGTTCGCAAGGCGCGCCTCGAACCCCGATATTGCGCTCCTGACGGCACGTGCCGACAAACCCATCCTCTCCGCAATCATTGCCGGATAGAAGCCGTTGCCGAGCAACAGGAAAATGACGAGATAACGCGCGTCCACAACCTCCTCTTTGCGTTCTGAAGACAATATCCGGTCGCTGTCTATTTCCACCTCCGAGGAGACGTCTGAAAGTATTCCGGCGAAAATTTCTGATTTTCTCATACGTTTGTAAAAATTTTTGTTTAACTTTCGCCTCAGCCAGACTTGATAAGATACCACATAACCCACAAGCACAAACATGAGGCATTTAACTTTGCCCCTGTAAATGTGCCTGTGGGTTTTCTTATTGAGCTGGTTACTTATTAGAATCTTGCAGTTGCAAGTCAGGGGCATTTTTTTGCCCTTATAGTGTCTATCTCCGCAATATTAAGGCTAAAATGCGCTCCTTATTCTTCCAAGCTATCCAACACGCAATCGCGGCCAATAAAGCCCAGAAGCCGCGCAGCCTGAAGCGCTGCCATGCCGTCAGTTCCTTCTCGATATAGACCTTTTCTTTTTCAACTTTAGCCTTTGAAACGGTCGTGATGCCGTACATCTTCTCGATAGTAGCCTTGGCCGGAACAGGTACCTTTGCCGCCTTGGTCTCCAGCGTATGGTGAAGCATACCAGCCTCGACCCTAGCCTCCGACACGGCATAGTCATTCTCAAGGCGCGATGTCGTGTCCTGTGTAACTATGCGCTCCACTTGCCGAGGCAGCTCGATATAGACAGTATCTATGTGCTCAATGCGCTCCGTCCTGACTTCAACCTTGGTACTGTCGTGCGTTTCGATGCTGGTCGCCGCATGTCGAGAGCTGCCGCACGATGTCAGCAGCACGGCAAATAGCGCCAATGCCATCAGTCGTATTTTCATTGTCTTCATTTTATTGCAAATTTCGCTCGTTGGTAAATCGCCCACCTGTCCTCTAGTCCGTTCAGCCCGCCGTTCACGCACTTGGTGATTGCCCCGAAGATCTTGCGCTCTCCTGCTCCCGATAGTCTGTCCGCCAATGCGTTCAGGCCCTTCGCCTTCCACCATAAAGCGGCGGAGCGGCAGGCGTCCAAAGGCATGAGAAGCGCGTCAGGCCAGACCGTCAAGTCCTTTCCCATCAGCGACGACATGGACACGTAGTTGTCGCGTCCTGTAATCTGAATCAGTCCGCGGCCTCTGTACTTCCACCCGTCACCGCTCGCCTCGCTTCCGTTGCCCATGCGTTCTGCATAGACGCGGTTGGCAATCCTCTCCGGATGATGCGCGTATGAGCTGGCTTCCTGCAGAGTACGGAAATACTTGGGAAAGACCTTTCGCAATGCCTGCGCGGAGTAGTTCAAGTTCTCCTCGACGAGATTGAGTTGCGCCGATTCATGGCCCACCTGTGCGAGGAAGGCACGTGCCCTTGCAGCAGTGTCGATGCCGCATTCCTGCATTGCTTGGTGCAGAGCTTCGCAATATCTTGCAATGCTCTTCGACTGCGGATATATCTTCCGCAATGTGTCACTTGTTATCTCCATCACTTACTCCTGTTTCCCTATGCCGTGTTTCGGCTGTTCCTTAATCATCTCGATAATCCTTTGAGCCTTTTCGCTGTCCACGCACGAAATAATCTCCTGAACAGCATCCACCACTCTGCCAGCCGCGCTCTGCTTCTTTTTGGAGTTCTCGATAACGGAGCGACCCTCGATAAGAAGTACGCCCAGCGTCGCTAAAATCGCGCAGTAGGGCAGGTTGTACCATGCGAACACAGCTCCCAAAATGTCAATGAGCAGAAAGAAGTACACTATCCGCAGATAGTCAATAATCTTCCGGATGGTCTTGCGCAATCCGTGACTCATTATCTTTTCCTTGTTCGCCTTCGCCGCGTCTATGCCTGTCCACATGTCAATCAGCGCCGCAGCACAAACGAGCACGCAGAGCATGAAGGCTATCATAATCCCCCTGCACATTCCGTCAGGGAGATTAAGTGTTGTGATTATCTCGTCCATACTTTTTCCTCCTTGTCAATCTTCATTTCCTACCTCCTTCCCATCGCTCAATTCCCGGAATATCGTCATCAGGCGGAAGGCCCTCAATCTCCTCGAAGTACTCCGCTCTATCTTCCGGCAGACGCGTACAGCGTTTATAATATATGTCAACTCCCACGCGATGGATATACTTGCCCGCATCGCTCATTACTTCTTTGGTCGTCAGTATTATCATAATGTATAATGTTATAAGTTCCAATTATGCTGTTGCGAACGATATTTTGCGGGCAGCTGCGTCCGCCATCAGCTGCGTCCACTGCTCCGACGTGCCGCCGACCTGCTCCGACGGAGGTGTAATGCCCGTCAGATAGCCGTAGGTCGTCGCGTGCACTGTCACCGTCTCGGCTGTAGTGTTCTTCGCTTTATCGACGAGCCAGCGCAATGAAGTGTAGTTGAGCCTCGGCGAATCTATGAAAGAGAGCTTTCCTCCGATAAAGTCACTTATCAGCACATGCTCAAGAAGTTTGCATTCCTTGAAGGTGCTGCTGAAGGATTTGTCGACAACGGCCATCGGAAAATCTATCTTGCGCAGCTTGCCCGAAAACGCAAATGTGTACACGAGTGTCGAACATGACCTTCCTGTACTGCTGGCTGCTAACGCTATGTATTCGAGATTGTCGCTGTAGAAGAAATTCTCATAGCCTATAGACGTATTCGATGATATAATGGCAGATGTTGTCGGTCTAAAGAGTGTTCTCGCTTTGGATTGCGAATAGCAGCCAGCTATATAAGGGCTGTTCTTCGGGAAGCGCATAGATTCGTTGTATATCTGAGCCATCTGCCCCTCCGTGATGTCTGTTAGCCCATTCAACTCATAGTATCCGGTGTCCTCGTTGTATTTCGCACCCTCTGCCTCGTATAATGTACGCATCTTCGCCGCCGCATCATTTGCCCTTGTCGCTGCCTTTGCCGCATCGTCCGTGGCTGTCTCTGATTCGGTCTTGATGCGCGAGAACTCTGCCACACGTGCAGATTCTGCGGCCACCCTTCCTTTTTCCGTTTCCACGCGGCCAGCCTCTGTCGATGTTCTTGCGCTCTCGTTCTTCTTCCGCTGCTCCTCGTTTGCCGCTCTTGTCGCTTCAGCATTGTCTCTTGCGCTTTCCACCTTCACCCTTGCAGATTCCGCATTGACACGGCCAGTTTCGGCGTTCACACGAGCCTGCTCGCCGGTAGCTCTCTGTTCCTCTGCTTCAGCCCTTTTGTCTTCTGCCTCGGCGCGTTTGTCCTCTGCCGAAGCTCTTGCCTTCTCCGCGTCCGCACGTGCCAGTTCAGCCTCTTTTCGTGCGTTTTCAGCATTGACGCGCTGTTCTTCTGCCTCTGCGATGCTAGTGTTCGTCGCTCCTGCCGCCTTTGCTGCCGCATTAGCCTTCACCGCCGCCTCGTTGGCTGCCGTGGCTTTCGCGTCCGCATTGCCGGCGGACCTATCAGCTGCCGCTGCCGCATCGGTGGCCGCTTTCGTCGCAGCCTCTATCTTGGCGATTGCCTCGGATAATGAATAGAAGCGCATAGTGCCGTCAATGTCCAGGACGACCTCTCCAGTGTCGGCATCCGCTTCTTCGGTTGTCCTGACAATCTCGAATGCCGGAACGTCCAGCGACGAAGAGAATGCCTTGCCGTCCGCGAACTCGACTATCACGCGGAAAGGTCCTGTGTAGTTTTGGTCCTTCGCCGCGTAGGTGCAGCGCAGCGTCTGCCCTTCAGCCTTGTGGGCCATTTCCGCCACAGGCTGCCCCTGCACGTCCGAGAAGGCGTACACGTGACGAATGTCACCCTCGCTCCATGTCACCGGCTTGCCGGATATGTTGACCGACAGGGCAATGATGGCGTCCGTGCCGATTCGTATTTTCTTTAATGCTGTCATGATTATGATAATTAATTAGTTAGTAGTCACTTCTGCAATGGTGGCCGTACCTCCGGCCGCTGATATCGCTTTCTGGATTCTCTGCGCTTCAGAATGTGTGTAATTATTGCCTACCAGTGCGGGCGGATTGTCCGCCATGGCCTTCGCGTCCTTTAAGGCAATGCCGGCGCTGTCGATTAGGGCACGCACGACTAGTATCTTGTTCGGGCCAACCTCAGTCAGCGTCACGGACCACACTCCGCCCACTTCCGGTGCATCCTCGCTCCAGATGTCGTCGTACTGCTCGAACTCGTGGAGCCGCACTCCGGACATGATGCCCGAAACGAAGTCATAAGTGCCGCCCTGCAACAGGAATTTATGCCCCTTATATCTGACAATTGCATTGTAGTTCCATAATCCTGCCGGCGAAGGCATGCAGTCACCCTCCAGCATCTGCATCGGCTCGCGGTGGTATTGAAGAATCTGCTTGTGTAGGAACACTGGAAATGGAGATGTCACGCCATCCCATGTGACGCGATACAGGACAGGCGCGACTAGCCCCTCACTATTCGCATAGTACACGGCGTTGCCGTAGTTCTGCGACGTCTGCCAAACCACGTCACGGCTCAGGAACCCTATGTCAGGAGAGCGCGTTTCCGTCACGTTGTAATTGTCGTTGTTGATGGTCGTGGTCGTGTCAGACTCCAGCTTGCCGACAGCTTCAGCCTTAAGGGAAATGCCGGTGACAGCCATGTAGATTCCGCAGCCTTGCGGCGTCAATAGTACATTAGCATCTCCGACATCGAAGTATATCTCCGACAGGACAAGACGCAGGCGGCCGGACGTGCGCATCAGTGTCTGCCCGATGAGGGTGGACGGATCCTCGAGATTGAAAGATATGGAGCCGGCATTCTGATTTTCGTTATATTCAAGAATCTTGCTGCCCTTCTGCCAGCTCGTTTCAGTCTTGTAATATTTGGTGCCGTCCAAGGTCGTGAAAATCAGCGCATACTTGAGCGAGGACAGGTGCGGTGTGAACTCTTTTCTTTCCGTTGTTCCACTGCTTTCTCCGGTCGTAGAATGTGTCAGCAGCTCATATTCAGGTTGTTGCCCACGTCTCTGTGCATATATCGCAGGACTTTCTGCGAATTGCAGCTCCAGCGTGCCGTTCATGCCGGCCAGCAATGTGTCGATGTCGTAGACGAACACTTTTGACGCGGTTTTTTCGTTGGCGGCCAATAGCGCTATGTGGTCAAGGTCCAGCTCGGATGATGTCCTGCCAGCCAATGGACCGAAGCCGTTACCTGTTTGCCATCCTTTAGCGGCAGCATTGGTGTTCCGAGTAACAGCACCCGTTATCTGCGCGTATGTCGCCGGACGCTCCTGAATCATTACGGAGATGTTGGTCGTGTATGTGTCGGTAGCTGCTTCCAATGACAAGCCGGACGCTGCGTCATATTGCGCCTCTTCGCTGAAGTCATACTTCATATTCTCGACTATTCGCTTATAGGCAGGCTTGTAGGTTCGTGTGCCGCCGCCGAGGAAAACGACATCCTGCTCGTCCGTGCTCTGCTGCGTCGGATTCCCCAGCCACGGCAAGTACCGCAGATGGCTCACAACGTACTGGTTGTTTCCTGTGTAACGGATAAACAGGCCCAACGAGGACAAGACTAATTCCACGACATCGTACCAGTTCTTTCCTTCGAACTGCGACACATTCACGCGGAAGTCCGCCAATTCCGAATTGTCGTATAATATCCATTTGTGAGCTGACTGATACTCCCACTCGCCGAGAAGGTAATATATAGCCATCTGGAAGTCTATCTTGTCGATTGCCGACTTCAGCAGGTTGGCAATCGTTGCCGTGCCGGCATTGTCTCCCTGAAGGTCGAAATCGAAGTCCTGGAGATGGCCGATGTTGTCGCGCGCGGTAATGGTCACCGCTCCGCGATAGTCCAGCGATTCCTGCCAGTTGTCGGGCGTGATGAATCCGCTCCACAAGAATTGCATCCCTTGCTTGATGATAACCTTATACATTGTGCTGTCAGGCGTGAAGAACTCCTGCCAGTCTCCAGACTTCTCCGTCGCCGCGTCCGCAATCTCCGGCGCGTCCACGAGCGTAAAATTCACGATGGTCTTCTGGATAGGAGAGACAGGGTCGTCGTCTCCGTCGACCTCAAGCGTCAGCCCCCGCCATGCGCGGATAGTCTTCGCCTTGAATGATTGCGGCAGATCCTTCTGCCATATCTCCAAGGTGAAGGCCTTTGCGCCGGCTTCCTTTCGGCTGTCAAAAATCGCCACATATTTAAGTCCATATTCCGCCATGTCCCTACCTCCCGTAATAACTTCGTGCATTGTCGCCCGATAAGAGAATGTCCTTGCCGGAAATCTTGCCCTTCACGTAGACTGTCATTTCCGTGGAAATATTCTCGTTTGTTGTAGATGCCGAGCTTCCGGTGCTGCTGGACATCGCGCTCGAACCCCCTGACTTGCCCAATGCCTGAATACCGCTCGACAGGGCCGCGCCCAGGGCCACGAGGGCTGCGCCGGCGGCTATTGCCACAGCCGGGTTTAGCGACTTCATCGATTCCTTGAATGCGGCAATGCCCATTCCCTCGACAATGAGCATCTCGCCGAGCTGTTTCGCCATATTCGCGAACGGCTGGAGCAGAGCTCCGAGAACCGCCGAGGCGTCCGCATCGTCCAGCCCGAAAAGCATGTCCGAAAACGCCTGCGTGCTGTCAGAGATGCTGCTGGCGATAGAATCGGACAGCATGTTGTTCAATTCTTCCGCCTTTTGCATTCTATCTTCCAGATTAGCCATTGCCGTGTCGGCTGCATCTTGAGCCATATCCATAGACTCTTGCTCCTCTTGCGCATAATCATACGCTGCGCGTGCTGCCTTCTCGTATGATTCTTGTGCGAGCTCCGCGAATGTCCGCTGCTTCTCCGTCATGTTGCTCAACACCTCGTCGTGTGTCCGCTCGAACTCTTCCAGGGGGTCGGACATCTTCTGGAACTCCTCGTCGGCGGCCATCACTTCCGCTTCTTCGGCGACCTGTGCACGGAAGTCCGACATGCCGTCCTTGGCGGCGCCCAGCTTCTTGATGATGTCGTCAAGTCCTGTTTTCTCCATCGACTGCGCCGTGCGGTCGGCACGCTTCAGGATGTCATTCATTTCGTTGGTGGCATTGTAATATGCCTCCATGGTGTTCACGAGATTGCCGGAGATGTCGTCGCCAATGCTCTGATAGCCTGCGAAGAAATCACTATATTCGCGCTCGACCTTGGCCGGATCCGAACCCATCATCTTGATGAGGTCAACGACCTTTTCCGAGCTGTACTTATTCGGAGACATGCCGCCGATAACAAGGTATTGCTGGACTGTCTTGTCCAAGATCTCCTTAATCCCTTTCACGCGCGGCGCATAGATTCCCTCTATTTCCCGCCGATAGGCTTTAGCTGCCGCCTCCCTGTCCGACGCGGAAAGCGCGGAGTTCATCATTTTGAGATAAAGATCGTGAAGTTTCGGGCCTGTTTGTGCCATAGTCAGACGGAAGGCATACTCAATCTCCGTCATAGCGTCCTTTGCCTCTGACAATGCCTTGCCGGCAAGTCCTGCCCGCTTGGAATTCGGCCCGAAAAGCGTGCCCCAGATAGGCCCCATGAAGCCCCTCGCTAGCTGTTGTCCGAGGCTCTCCGTGCCCGAGCCGGTCAGCGAGCGGTTGAACTCCGCAACCACAGCCTGCCACTTCGTCGTGAGCCTGGTCATTGTCTTATCCCAAGCGTCGCCAATGGTCTGCGACGACTTGATGAAGTCGCCGGCCAATTTTGCGGCAGATATGCCGATGGCACCCCAGATGGCTTTGGCCGTGACGGACAAGCTCTTTATCTTGTCCGAGAACGACCGCGTCTTGCTTTGTGCCTCGTCAAGCCCTTTCTTGTATTCGTCCGATTTGAGTTTCAACTTGACCCAGAGGTCACCTATCTTTCCCATGTTCTTTTGATGTTATGAAATCTTCCAGCAATCTGTCCAATTCCAGTTGTTCGTGCCGTGATACTTGCCAGTCTCCTTCCTGTGCCCTTGCCGCTTCCGCGTCCTTCTCCCATGAAAACGGAACCCACAGCGACGGCGTGGACGGCTTCTGCTTCACATAAGGGTTCATTTGCAAGGCTAGGAACATCTGCCACCTTGCGCGTTCCCATTTTCGCCGCTCGTCCTGTTCCGCCGCCTCACGCAGGAGGATGTACTGCCGCATGCTGACCCATCCCGCTTCTTCCTCACTCTTGCCGCACCTCCCCACCAGAAACGCCTCAATATCCGCGTAATCCAGCCACACAATGATTTTTTTTTTGCGTCCTGCTTCTTCTTCGCCTCGTCCGTCAGCTCCGCAAGGCTCTTTCCTGACAGCAGCCGCACGGCCTTTGCGACAATGCGCCCGAACTCGTCCGGATGCTCGGCAGCCCAGACATGGAAGTCCATGCGTTTGTATTCGAACTCGTCCGCATCCTTGCCGGAGAGCTCCCACCAGTTCAGCGCACCGCAATACAGCACGTCCGCATACAGCGACATGACGGCAGGGATGTTTTCCCCGTCAGCCTCCAAGGTGACGCCCTGGCGCCCCTTGTAAACAAAAAGGCGCGGCGTAATCAGAACATTAACCGCCACGCCTTTCTTCAGTTCAATGACCAGAACCGCCGCCATGCTACTCCTCCGTTATTGCCGGATAGTGTGTCGGCGCTCCTGTGATTGTCAGGTCCAGCGAACGAGACGCAACCGCGCCGTAGTCGTTGGTGTCCGAGATTCCGGTGATGATAGCCTCGAAGAGGTCGCCCTCCGTCGGTGTCGTCGCGCCGTCTCCTGACAGCTCGCCGATGAAGCCGTACACCGGCTGCCCATTGTGGAGCGAACTGATCATCTTGTGCTGCGGCTCTGTTGCCGTGTCGTCAGTGAAGACTGTCACAGACGCGGTCGCGCCCTTCTTGCCCGAAATGAATTGTGCCCAGTCGTTGGACTTGTCACTCACCTCGATAGATTCTGCCGAGCGGTTGAAGCTGTTGTTCTGTTCGCCCTTCAGCCATGTGAAGGTGCCGCCCGTCTTTCCGGTCGTGAGGTAGAATTTCCTCACATTTCCCAATTTTGCCATTATTTTGCTGCTAGATAAAAAGTTAAACTATTAATCACGCGATAGAGGACTGCTTGTGCTTCCGTCATGTCTTCCATTGTCTGCGCGGTGCTTTCGGTCACGCCCAGAATGCGGAAGTTGTCAGTAGTGTCCTCTGCCTCCTTGATGAGGTCCAGATTCCTCTGACTGATTGCCAGCGCCTCGCCGAGGCTCCTGCTCGACATCGAATCAATGGACACGAGTATCTGACGCACGTCACCGCCCTTGTCGATGCCGCTCTGCTCGTTGATTGACGCAATCTCCGCGCGCGGATAGCCGGCGGTGCTGCCGACAAATACGCCCTTGCGCTGCATCGCTCTTGTCAGGTGACGGAAAAGCTCGTCACATGCCTGTATGCTCTTGTTGATGTCTATCATTTGCCCCTGTTGATTATCTTCATTAATGCCGTCTTTATTTCGTTATATATGACCTTCTGCTGCGAAGCTACTGCCGGACCGAAGAACGGCTGCGCCTTCGTGCCCTTCTTTGCGATTTTCCGCGCTATCAAGAAAGCGACGGAGGCCGCCTGCTTCTCCTTGCGGATCCGGAGCTTCTTCCGCACCCATGCCGTCAGTATCTTCGGCGGCGGCATCTTGCCTGCCTTGCGGCCGTTCTCCACGTACTCGGCATAACCTCTGCCCTGTTCCTCGGAGAAGAAGCCCGCCTGATAGTCACAACTGCCCAGCTTCTCCGCGCGTCCGCTGTTGGATAGCAGTCCGGTGGTGTTCGTGCCGTTCATACGCAGGTTATGCTGCGACTCGGAGATGATGGACATCGCGCCCTTCGACAAAGCCTCATCGCACACCCTCCTGACTTCAGCCGTGTGCTTCCCGAATGCCTTTTTCAGCTCCGGAAAATTCTCGACAATGAATCCGTCCTGCTCCATGGCTCCTCCGTGTCAGGGGTTGTCTACCTGGTAATATCCTGATATGCGCATTATCCGGTTGCGCATGCCTACGTTTTCCGGCTGCGAGAACACGATGTCGCGGCCTTGCCAGCGAATGCCGTTGAACTTGACCGCCGTCCACCGCATCTCGATGTCCACGCCCACGACGTCAGCCTGCTGGAACGTCATCATCGACTTCGTTGCGTTCATCTGTTCGACCGACGCGAAAACGCGGAGCACCACGCGCGGCTCGCCGAGGCTGGCATGCCCGTATTCGTCCGTGTGCGGTTCAGCAAACAGCAGCTCTATCGGCTGCGTGTATGTCCTCGCGTTTCTCGGTTGTCTTAACATTGCGCTATGATCTTGATTAGTTCGTCAGTCTGCCCGTCGTACAGGGCGGTCGCATATTGGAACACAAGCGGCAAAAGGCGCCCGTATTCGGCCTCTCTCGGCTCGGTGGTGTAATTGACCACGAGAGACGGCAAAACGCCCGCAGTGCGCACGTATCTGCCGTCCGTGGTGTAATCTACGCCTGCTCCGTCAGCGGAAGTCACGGACAACACCTCCGCAGGCGTCTGGTAGAGCCGGATGTCGCGTGACGTGTTCCTGTCCACGTGCAGCTCCAGCTCGCACGGCAGGATGCTGACGTCCGCGTGCTCCTGAATCTCCAGGGCAGCAGTAGTAAGCATCCGCTGCAATATTGCATCCTGCGTATCGTCAACTGCTCCCGCATACTTCTTGAGTTGCGGAAGCAGATATGAGCGCCTGTCGTCTATTACTTTCTTGACTATGAGCATGTGATTTATCCAATTATCTTCCAGAAGCCTTCCTTGATCATATACTTCACGACCGCGTCCACGCGGACCTTACGCCGTTCTCCGGAAGGAATGCCGTCGTGCGGTTTAACCACCTCGCACACGACGACCTCTCCGACCTTTGGAACATGCGGCTTTTCCGGCCGTTTGATTTCAGCAGGCATTAGGCTGCTGGTGCAATCGCTGCAATCGCGGTGGTTGCGTTAGCAACGTAGATGATGCCCTTCTTCTCCGGTCCGGGAACCTTAACCTGGAAGGACTTGCGCAGCCAGACTCTCCATCCGTCCTTGCCTGCGACCCTTTCGAGTTCCATCTCGTAGTCTCCGCGGTCGATAACCTCGACGCATGAAGTGTCGGCAACGAGAATCTCGGTTGCTGCGAGCTGGTCGGAAGTAATGACGCGGACCTGTCCGAACATGCCGGTCACCTGATTGAAGAGGTAGTTTCCGTTCTTGTCCTTCAGGCCGCGAATCTGAGCCTCGATTGCCGTCGGCACGATAGCCACGTTGGCAGAGTAGCCGTTTGCCTTTGCCTGAGCGATGGCGTCGAGAATGACGTCCGCGATGGTCGCATTCTCATACTTTGCGCCGGTAGTGGCGAATGCGGTGCTGCCGGAAGTCTTGAGGCCGTAGACGTGCAACGGCTTGGCAGCGTCCTCTCCGTCCCCCTTCCAGATGAGCTCGTCAGCCTTGCGGAGGATGCGGGCGATTCCGCGTGTGCGCGCCCACTGGTAGACGGCATTGAACCAGTCCGCAACCTCGGACGATACCTCGATGAACGAGCCGATCTTGGCGAACTTGCGCGTCTTTCCGGACACGGCGTAGCTGTTTGCTTTGGTCGCCTCCTCGAACTCTCCCACGTAGTCGGTCTGGTCAGTGTCAGAACCCTCAAGCCATTCGATGGAGTTGCCGGTTCTGGTGATTCTCGGGAAGGTGGTGAGGAACGCATTGGCGGCCAGCTTGTCAGCGTGGATGTTCGGGTCCAGCTGTACTGCCAGCGATGTGTTGGTGATGTTTGCGGTCGCAAGTTTGAATGAAAGACCGCCGTAGGTCTTGCTCTTGACGAATGTCTCCATTTCCTCCTTGTGCTCATCCATGAACTCACGGAGAACGACGTCGAAGGACTTTTCTCCCCTCTCCTTCAGTTTCTTGTCGAGGTTCTCGATAGCCTTCTGCTGCTCCTGGATGGTCTTGTCGAGGTTCTCCGCCTCCTTCTTGCGCTCTTCAAGCGCTTCTTCTGCCTTTGCCAGCTTGGACTCGGTCTCCTCTGCCTTCGCCTTTGCAGCAGCAGCCTCCTTGACTGCATTCTCGGCCTTTGCCTCCGCAGCCTCCATCTTGCCCTGGAGCTCCTGCGCTTTCTTTTCGATTTCTGTCATGTTAGTAGGGTTTAATTATAGTTTTGAGATTATTCTCTTTGCAATTTCCTCCTCGACCGCATCGTGGAGTGAGGACAGTTGAGCCTCCGGCATTGCCGCCAGCGAGCCTGCCATGTCTTCCGCCTTCATGTCCGTGAGGGTGGCCAGCGGATTGGCCGCACGTGTCACCGGCGATACCTCGACGATGCTGATTTCCTCCAGATAGCGCACGTCTTGGCCGTCTTCCTTGCCGTATGTGTAGATGTCCGCATAGTAGCCGATTGAGAATTCCTTGATGGCTCCGGCCTGCATCAGGATCTGGACATCCTTGCCCTGCTGTGTCGGCAGGATGTCAGCTTCTATCCAGAGCCCCTTGTCGTCGACGCCCTTCTCGGTGATTACGCCGATTACGTTGCGAATGTCGTGTTGATAACAGAGTGCGCAGCGCTTGCTGTCCTCGGATCTGAGCCACTTGTCGCATGCTCCTGTTTTGATGATGTCGCCGTAGCTGTCGATATTGCCGAACGCAAGGGCGTAGGCACGGATGGAAAGCGTGCCGTCGTCCTTTTTCGATTTCACCTCGATGCCGCCAGCGTGTGATTTATACTGCAATGCCATTGTTAATTGAGATTTGCGCATGAATTTAACCCCGTGAATGGCAGTCGCTTAAATGTGCATATAGTTACGTTTGCGGCGCAAAAAAGGGAATCCCGAAAAAACGGAATCCCCAAAAACTAAAAACAAAGTTATGGAATCACATCGGCACGCGCATCACTGCGCATGCGCAATTAATTATCTCTCCAGCTTCAGCGCCCATACTCGTGTCGTGCGGGTACATGAGGTAGCTTCGGCCGACCTTGAACGGCTCGTCCTGCCCTACGACCACGCCGTCCACCTCGATATGCGTCTCCCTCGAATTTCCCAGTCCGCTGACACTCCATTGTTTGGTGTATTTGACGTCGAGGGTGCGCGCGGCCACGTCTCCGGCCTTGCCGAGCCCTATCATTGTCTCAGTCTGAATTATCCGCCGGACTTGCCACAATGCCAGCTCGTTGTATTCCTTGTACACCTCAAGCGTCACTTTTTCTATGCCGGTGACACCATCGGCCATCTTTGCCCGCAGAATCTTGATGAGGTCCTCCTTCAGCGTGCCGGACACGGACACTATCAGGTCACCGACACGCTCGTTGGCGTACTGCTCCAACGAGGACATCCACATGCTCTTCAGCACCTCGCTGTCCTCCGCCTTTTTCCTGTTCATGTCGCGCACCACGCTCTGCGCGTGTGGCAACCCCACTGAAAGTATCAGGCCGCGCTCTATCTGCTGCAAGTACGGCTCCGAAAGGTTCGTGTCAATGACGCCAGCCCATTCGCTAGGGTCGTAGTCCTTGCACAAGCCGAGGACTCGCCGAACTTCCGCGCGCCGCAGACGCTTTAGACGCGACTCATAGGCCTGTGCGACACGCAAGGCCTTCAGCCGCAGATAGTCAAGATGTCTGCGCATTGCCGGACTTATACGCCTACGCATTGCCCGCCAGCTCGTTTATGTCAATGTCCGCAGCCTCGTTGCCGAACTGCATGCCCATCGGTATCATCGGCTTGTCGGCCCAAGCCTCGGGTATCGGTTCGTAGCCCATCACCTCGCGCTTCTCGTTCACCGATGCGTTCATCTTGTCGAGCGCGTCAAGCGCGTCTGCCGGCTTCTCCTGAAGGACGTCTATCCTCTGCGTGTCCACCTCCAGCGAGAACTCCTTGGATAGTCCGCAGTAGTTCAGCAAATCCTCGGCGAACTCGTTGGCCATCGGCACCGCGTTCATCTCGAAGATGGTCTTCTTTGCCTCCTTTGCGTTCTCGTACTTGCTCTGCCCGTAGTAGAGGTCCACCGGAATGTTGTAAGCGAAGCACAGCGCCGTGACGGCTTCCTTGTGGCTCTCCAGAATGGCCAAGTCCACCGGAGCGTTTCCCAACGTCTTCACGTCGATAGGGAAGCGCAGCACCTTCGTCTTGCCGTAGTTGTCTTTTGAGTTGAAGTCTCTCTCCAGCTGGTCTCCTTCAGCCGGTCGCGTGATGCCGGTCAGCTTGTCCTGCGGAGGTGTCACTATGTTGGTGACGCCGCCGTTCTTCAGCGCGATGTCCTCGCGCAAGATGCCACTCTGCATCATTGACAGGTACTGATATGCGGACGCAAGGCGTGACGTACCGAATGCACTCTGGTCGTCGAGGTTGTAGTCGAAGCTCTCGAACACGTCCGAGAAACGGATGGTCTGGTCGCCCGCCAAGCCTTGCAGCCTCACGCCCTCCAAGACCGAATCTTGCCCCCATTGCGCACCGATGCGCCAGGACGGGATAACGTACATTTCCTTGATTGTGCCCAGATTGCGTCCGACGGCTTTCGGAGCATAGACCCAGGCGTCTCCGTACAGCAGTTTGTTGACCGCCCACGCGGTGCCGAACTTGCGGAGGGTGAAGCGGTCGTTAGGCCGCGCCAGCAGGTCAAAGAGCCAATGCTTCTCGACCGGAGTGTCGTCGGATTTCCTCGTCAGAAGCAGGTACTGCATCACTTCGCCGACATTGCGGGCGATGTAGTTCACCACGCCCTGCACCGGAGCGCTCTGCTGATAGAATTTCTTTATTGTCATGCGGTCCATCTCCGTGATAGGTGGCAGCTCCAGGCCGCGCGTGCAGTTGGCGATTGCCTGAAGATAGACATTGGCGGCATTCTCGCCGACCTCTCCGTAAAAGCCCTTTATTTCGTTTCGCAGAGCCTGTATTTCCTTGGTTGATATGAGACTTAGACCGAACATATATAATTCAATTTTGGCCGAAAATAACCCCGTCGGGGTTATTTGTTAATACGTGCATATATGCACGTTTGCGCACTAACGCGTTGAAACGCGCTAAAACACGTTGAAACGTACTGAAACGTACGGAAAACGTGCTAAAACGCGCTAAAACGTACTGAAACGTACTGAAAACGCGCTAAAACACGTTGAAACGTGCTAAAACGTACTGAAAACGCGTTGAAACCTGGGGATTGGAGCGCATTCCGTTACCCCTCGCCGATGACGTTCGTCTGCCCGAGGTATCGGAGCTTCGTGACGCATGCATAGTTGATGGCATCCATGAGATGGTCGTTGCCGTCCTGTGGAATGCTCAAATAGCGGCTCCGGTCCTTCGGGTCCGGCTTCCAGGAGTAGCGGTCACTCTCCCACTTGATGTGCTCGCCGACATACTTGACGGAGAAATATTGCAAGTATGATATTCTCCCTTCCTTGTTCCTGTTGTCCGCCGGCATGGCGCAGAGGTCGTTCATGCGGAGCTCGCCGATGTGCTCCGGTCGTGCAGGGTCGCAGTAGATGTCAGCCTCGCGATCCACGCCAAACGCCTCCATATCCTCGTAGATGATCCGGGCGATATGCCCAGCAAGCAATTTCGGCTGGTAGCAGACCTCGCGCAGGTAGATGGTCTTCGTGTCAATGTCATAGGCACAGCAGACGACCGCCGTCGGGTCGTTGGCGTAGCCCCAGTCGATGCCGTAGAAGCAAGGCAGATTTTTAGGGAAGTCGTTCAGGCTAATCTCCTTCCAGCGCTTGTATATGATGCCTTCTGACAGCGTGGCCCATTCTCCGAGCCAGATGTTTCGGTACTTTTCCGGCGCTTCCGCTTCCATCTTGCGCGCCTGCTTGATGATTGAAGGATTAAGATTGTGGATATTGTCTAGATATGTCGTGGAGATGTAGCAGACGTCTCCGATGATGCCATTGAAGCCTTCCGGCACATTCCGGTAGAATCGCTCGTAAATCCAGGAGTGCACGTCCGTAGGGTTGAACGACAGCGCCACGGTATTCGGCGCGTCTGGAAGTCTGACAGAAAAGTCTATCGTGTCGAAGAGGTCAGGGTCTGTCAACTCTTGAGCCTCGTCCAGCACGAATGTCTTGATGCCCTGCAATGATTTCAATTTCGCGACCTGATTGCCGGAGCTTGCGAGCAGACCCCTGAACAGAATCTTAGCGCCGGTCGTTAGATTGACGATGTCAGCAGCCTTCGTGCGGAAGTGGTTTTCAAGCTCAAGCGCCACGACCTTGTCGCGGAACTCCGGAATTACTGACACCTCCGCAGATGTCATTGTATATCGAGCGAATAGGATATTATAAGGGTCGCGATAGGTGCTCACACATTGTGAAGTATTTACGGCATAGGACTTGCCGGATGCGCGCCCTCCCTTGACAAGGAAGTAACGCACTTCCGGCATGACTTTGAAAAGCGGCTTGTATTTCGGCGAAAATAGCATTAATCCTCTTTGTTGTTTTCTTCTTGTTCTTGCTCTTCTTCCTCTCCGAAATAGATGGCTGGCGGTTGCGCATCTCGAAGTGTCGCGTCTGCCTCGACCTTCTGCGTGGCCTTGCCGTCCAGCCTGTCGACGATGCTGTCCAAGGTTATGCTGCTGCCTTTCTTTATGTCCTTGATGAGGGCGGATAGATAACCAACCAGCAACAGCGGAAGCTCCGGATCCTGAAGCATCTCGGACGCCTTGTTCTTGTCCGCCATCAGGATGTTCTCCAGTATCGTGCGGATGTCGTCGTGGCTCAAGCCGATGGCCTTCAGCTTCGTCAGGATGTTCGGACGGCGGCCCTTCTTCTTCGGCTGGTTCGTGCTGCTGAACCGCGTCTCCCTACCGATGCTGGCGATGTTCTTGTTTCCTGGTCTCCCCATGTCAAATCCTCCCCGATTAATTGCCGATAGCGGTTGATGCGTTCTGCTGCATGACGAAGCGGATGCGCTCCGCCGTGTCGAACCTCACGGGGATGCCGTCGGTCACCTTCTTGACTGTCCGCCACGTCAGCCCTGACTGCTTCGCTATCTGATACACAGACAAGCCGCAGCCACGCACTTCACGCGCCAGCTGTCGCAAGCTCTCGTCGCAGTGCTCCATAAACTGCTCTTCAGTTATTGTCCTCTGATTGTCCATATCTCACTCCTTTGCAATAGTTATTATTCCGTCAAAATATTCTTTGTAAAAGTCATAAATCCCTCGGTCTATGGTTATGCATGCCTGCTCGGTCCTTGGATTCGTGTTGATATTTGCGCTCGATTGAATTCCGAAGGCGAACTTATCTCCTATGCCAGCATAAATCTTCGAGTGGTTGCGGAACACGGCATATCTGCCAAGCCCTTCATGCCTTGAATACATGCTCTTCAGCATCTCCCACTCAATGATGTAGCTGGTAGGGAAGATTTCACCGACGTACATGTCCAGATGCTTAATCTTTCCTTCGTTGACCCATTCCTCAATCTGTAGCAAGTCCTCGCCAGCTAGGCACCATGTCGACGCTAGGCAGTGATCCAAGTTCTGCTGCCGCAATACGCACTTCAAAAAGGAAAGGCTGTCAATGTCTCCTCCTGTCAGGAAGTTGTACGAGTGCCCTTCCGTAAACTTGAACTCACCGCACAGGTCAAGCAGTTTCATCTCGCTGAAGGCTCGCCTGTATTCGTACTTCTGTGATAATTCCAGCAGGGCTGTCCTCCGCCTGTGCGACGTGGATGCCGGCAAGGCTTCCTGCTCTGCCTCCTTTTTCTCTTCTACCCCCCCCCAAGAGGAAAAATCCAAATCCCATAAATTGTCAGCCATGTCTTTTCTTCTATTCAATTTTCACGGCATGTTTGCCTGTGAGTTTTTCCCATCTCGCAAGTATGACGTCGCAATAGTGCGGGTCAAACTCCATCGTATAATTCTTCCGCCCGAGCTGCTCGCAAGCCATCATCGTGCTTCCTGATCCGCCGAACAAATCAAGGACTATCTGACCCGGTCGTGAGCTGTTGTGGATGAGTTGTCCGCAAAGCTCCAGCGGCTTCATCGTCGGATGCAGGTCATTCTTTAGCGGCTTGTCAGCATCTATGACATCTGTCGACACCGGTGATGCAAGCATGTTCTTCAGCATTTCCTTCAGCTCATCCTTCTTCAGTTTGTCGATGTCAACATTGTCTTCAATGACTGTCGGATGGTTGAACTCGTCTCTGAACCAATGCCCGGCACCTTGCTTCCACCCATACAGGCAAGGCTCGTGCTTCCACTTGTAGTCCTGCCGGCCGAACGTAAAACTATTCTTGTTCCAGATCAGCGTTTGCTTGACTTCGAGACTTCCTGTCTTGGCGACCGCTTCCCGGAAGTTGAGCTCTTCACTATGCGAATACCAGATGTAGAAGGCGCCACCTGGCTTGAGAGCATTGGCGGCATTGTTCATTGCGCCTGAAAGGAATTTCCTGAAGTCCTCCTTGACCATGTTGTCATTCTGAATGGTCATTCCCTGCGAGTTGGAAACGTTGATATTATACGGCGGGTCGGTGAGCATCAGGTCAGCCTTTATTCCACCCTCCCCCATTAACTTTCGGACATCTTCTTCGGATGTCGAATCTCCGCACATGAGTGTATGCTCGCCGAGCTGCCACAGATCGCATTTTGCGCATCTTGCTGGTATGATTTCCTTCTCCTCGTCGAAGTTGTCCTCTTCCGCTTTCTCTTCTGCCTCTTTCAGGTTGTCCTCCCACTCCGGAGGTATCGGCACACCCCAGCCTTTCAAGTCCATGTCGCTCCACTCGTTAGCCAGCGCGTCAAAATCCCACTCACCCATGGAGACGTTGTCTTTCGCCACAATCTCCTTCTTCTTCAGCACCGAGGTTCCCTCCGGCACGACATAGCACGGCACCTCGGACATGCCCAGAGCCTTGCATGCCGCATAGCGCATGTTTCCTCCTAGGCAGACATACTTGCCCTCGTGATAGTCGACGATGCAGCCGCGCGCCTCCAGAAGCTCCGGAGTCTCCTCGATTGATGCCTTCAGATTGTCCAACTGCGCCTTGGTCCACTGCCTAGGGTTGGACGGCAGTCCGGCAATCTGTCCGGTGTTCATCTCTATCAGATCAATGGCTATTCTTTGGTGTCCTGTTTTCATTTTCTGGTTTATTTTTTTTACAAAGTTAACAAAAAGTAAGTAAAGTAAGTTAATTGAAACTTAACCGCTTACGATGAGATAGTCCTTTACCGTCTCGCGGAACTGGTCGAAAGAACGAATGACCACGTACCTGTACCCTTGCTCCTCGACGCGCTTCTGGTAGTCCTTCTGACTGTCATGCTGCCGCCCTGTGCGAGTCTTCAGCTCCAGCAGCAGCGCGTGGTAGCCTTTCGCCGCGACAAGAAGTATCAGGTCGGGGAAGCCTGCCTGCGTACCCATCTGCTTGAACCTTGCACCCTCGCGTGCGTCACGCCGTCCGCCGTTGGGGGAGTGGTGAAGCAGCCGCGCCAGCTGCGGGAATTGCAGACGGAACCAACTGACGCACTGCATCTGCAAGTCGTCCTCCGCGTGCCCCTGCCGTTTGCGCGTTTTGCCTGTGACACCTTGCTGCCACGCTGCAAGCGCTTTCAAAGCTTCGTCATAGCTCATACTTCTCCATTTTTTATATTTCAAAAACCACATCTTCGTACTTCCGCACGCCGTTTGTGCGTACATAACGAATCGCGCTGAGTATGTCATGATACCTTCTCGACTGGTCCATGTCGCGCCATATAAGGAAACTCCTATATTGCGGAACGTAGATCGTCTCTCCGTAGCCGTTGACGGCCTTTATAACTCTATATTTCATCATAATGATCATTTGATTCTTGTAGAAGTATTAAGCCCCACAATAAGGCTATTATTACTACATGATTAAGGGCATTCAGCCACTCCTTGCTTATTGCACATATTACGGCGGATATTGCATTCGCTACAATTGCAATAATGTAAATTGTTTTCATTTGAGTTTTATTTATCATCTTTCAATGCTTTTTCGAAGTCGGCAAGACTGTCGCGCACTGATATTAACTCACTGCCGGTTCCGTCTTTAGAAACAACATTGAGTATTCTCTTAAATCGCCGCAGTTCTTGCTCGT